GGACGTAGGCCTGGTCCATGTTCTGCGCGGTGTAGGGCACCGCACCGGTGCCAGTATTGAACGTCGACAGAGCGAAGTTCGCCTCACTCGTGCCGTACAGCACCGACGTGTCGCGCCTGGTGTAGACCCCCAGCGCGCCGCTGGACTGGTCGCCTGGCAGCACGATGAGATTGGTGATCGGCGCGTTCATGGCGATCTCGCCAGCGCCCAGCACGGGGTCCCACTGGTACGGCAAACTCAAGGCAGAGAACTGCAGAGATGCGCCGAAGGACAAGAACAGGTGCTGCTTGTGGACGGCCACATGCGTGGGCTTGTCGTTGGGCATCGTCGAGTTGATGGGAACGAACACCGTCCCATCAAACTCAAACGCCCTGTTGGCCCCGTCGCACCCATACAGGCGATAGTTTGCGTCGCCACCACCAAAGTTGCCGACCACAGTTTCATAGCGGCCGTTCGGCGCCAGTGTGACCGCTGTAGCCGCCCCGCCCGCGTGCGCGCGAGTGGTTCCTGCAACTCGAAGATGCTCCGGCGCGGCAAACGTCCCTGAGGTGCTGGAAAGAATCAACCTGCCAGTTGCGCCCAACCACGATGTGCCGTTTTCAACGACAACGCGGGCTACGACACCCGTGGCCCCGCTTGTTTGCCCAGTGACCGTATCTCCTTCGGCGATAGCTGTGCCTGCTCCACTATTGAACGCAAGCTCAAAGCCCAATGCAACTGCCGCCCACCCGCCACTTGTGGCCTTGAACATCGCCGCGCTGGCGTTGCCTACCACGTTGCGCCAGGCGTAGACGTCACCCTTGTACAGGGCCACACCCAACACGTTGCCAGCGCCCGGCACCGCCTGAATGCTTGAGCGGTACTCGTCGGCCGCTAGGTTGCGGTACTGCGCGTCAATCAGACCATCGGCACTCACGCCCCCAATGGACGTGACAGATGCCTGCACGACTGCGCTGACCGTAAGGTTCTCGCCGACCACAAACGTGCCCGTCTGGCGAGTGATGACCACGTCGGAGCCGCTTCTCGCAATGACCTTGCCGGTCGCAGCAGAGGTTGCACCCGTCACGGTGTTGCCCACCGCGATTGTTCCGGTGACCGTGCAAGTCAAGATGTTGTACAGGGCGGCCGATGGGCTGGGCCTGCCATCAAACCTCTCGTACCCGGCGAGGCGGGTATAGCCGCCGCTGACGTTGCACTCAAAGTTGGCGGCTCTGCGTGCGAAGCCAGGCGGCAGCGTCAGCGTCGGCGTGACCTGATCCAAGCCTCCTCCGAGGCGGATCAAGTCGTACTGAACGCGAGGGAGTTGAGCCTGGGCCATGGTGCTACTCAGGCCAGGGGATTCCCCAGATACAGCTCAGGAAGCTGTTCCCGCTCAAGCTGATTGCGCAGCCTCGAGAATTGCGTGGTGCCGCGGGACAGCACCTCAGGAGCAGCCTCGTACAGACCGTAGTACTCCATGGCCTTGTAGACGATCGCCAGATGCAGGTGAGTCGGCAGGGCCGGCGTGTCAGTGTTCGCGGTCATGGACACCGGCAGGATCTGGTACTCGCCGCTGATCTGGTAGATGTCGTCAGGGATCTGGCCCAGCATGACCTTCTTGTCGTTGGGCATGATCGCAAAGACCACCGGCCGGCCGTTGACCTGCACGTTGAAGCGGTAGGTGTTGCGGAAGACCTGGTACTCCCACTCGACCAGCCACTGCTCGTCCTGCACCCCGATGCTTTTCTTCTGGCAGCGGAAGGTGTCCTTCCACCAGTACCGAAGGTCGGTCATCGGGTTGCCCGTAACCGTGTTGGTCACGCTGTTCGGGTCGTAGTTGCCAGTGCTGGCTACGGTCTCGAAGGTGAACGGCTCGCGCATCCAGTTCCAGTTGTCGTGCATGCCCTGGATCTCGACCCATGCGTCGTTGGTCCAGTTCACCAGCTTGGCGTACATGCCAGTCTGGCCGGTCACCGACGTGGGGCCACCTCCAGTGACACCGCACTCGACGGCCAGGCGTTGCGCGAGCTGTAGGTAGTTCATCTATCAAACCGGCTGCGACAACATCTTCTTGAGCCAGGGCACACCCATCCGAGGGTTCGGGTCGTGCATGACCTGGAAGGGGTAGGTCAAAGACAGCACGTTCTCCTCTTGGAAGCCCATGCTGCCGTCTGGCGCAACGATCTTGCGCTGGCGCACACGCGACTGCTTGGCGTTGGCCAGTACAGCAATGTGATACCTGCGCAGCTTGGCGGTGTCGCCTCGGACCACCATGCGGTAGTCGCCGTTGACGTTGACCTCGACGAAGCTGGGCTCGTTCTCGTTGCCCGGCTCGTTGAAGTGAACCTCGAGCTCGTCGCGCATGAAGGACTCTTCGTCGATCTGGTCGGTGCGGATGACACGATCGGTGTCGATCTCGACCCCGCCTGGCGATGAAGCCTCGGCCGCGGGCGTAACCCGGTTGACGATGTCCACGTCCTCGGACGCAACGGATCGGTTGCGCTCGTAGCTGTTGACGGTGCGATTGGTCATAGTGAAGTCTCCTGGTGTTCAAGGGTGGGGGCCACCCGAAGGTGACCCCCTGCCGACTTAGGCAGTCAGCGGGTTTGCCGGCACGGTGGCCAGGTTGATGAACGTGTCAGTCACGTTGGCAGCACCCAGATCGGTTGAGCCAGGAGTGAACGTCACGCCAGCCGTCAGCGCGATGCGCAGAGCGGCGACCGGGCACACGTTGATGGGCGCGTCGGGGAACATCAGCGCCACGCGGCCAGCAGCCAGCTCGGCAGAGTCCACGATCTGGCCCGGGACGATCGACACAGCGCCGCTCGTGTCCAGGCAGATCAGGTACAGCCGGGTGGAGCCGTTGACGCCACCCGTGAAGCCGCCGTTGACGTTCTGGATACCGCCGGCAGCCGCCTGGTAAACCGACGGGCCGCTGTAGCTGATCGCGATGTTGTCAGTGATCGCCTTGCTGTAGAAGCGACCGTCGATCACATAGGTGACCGCAGCAGCGTTCTGGATCGTGTTGGCGTTGGTGCCTTCGGCCCACGCGCCGCTCGACAGGCCGGCGGTAAAGCCGGAAGAGAGGGAGAGATTGTCAGACATGGTGAAGTTCCTTTCAGTCGGTGACGAACGTGGCCACGGTGGCCGCGTAGTTCGTGTCGGTGACGCCGCCGTCGGCGTCCAGCTTGGCCGCTACGGCCTGCAGGGCGTCGACCACGGCCGCCAGCAGGGCCGCCAGCTCTTGGCGGTCTCCTGGCGCCGCGATGGCGTTGACACGTTGACGTACAGATTCGATGGGCATCTTTTTCCTTTCAAGCGGAGAAGGTTGCGTGTTTTCTGATATTGACTTGAGCCGGTATCACCTGAAGGTTGTTCTCCACATGCAGCCCACACACGTTCTTGCCGCGCAGAGGGATGATGTGGTCGACATGCCACTTGCCGCCCAACATGCTCTCCCGTACTTTGGCAATGTGATATGCCTCGGCAATGAAGAACTTGTTGGCCCAGGAGGGGGTGGCGCGCTTGATGTAGTCAACACGCAGCGCGTTCTCCGCGAGCTTCTTGGAGCAGTCGATCGCGCGGAGTCTCTTCTTACTTTCGTTGAAAAGTTCCCGAGCGCGATCGGGCTGCGCCAGCCGCCACTCGCGAGCCCTGGAGATGTAGGTCTCCGCGTTCTCGCTGTAGTGCTTCTTGTTGTACGCTTTCGCGCACTCACGGCACTTGCTGGCCACGCCAAGCCGAGCGTGTGGGTGCTTATTGAAAGCATCCAGCGGCTTGGTAGCTTGGCAGTGGCAGCAAGTTTTCAGCATTACCGGCTCCAGTCAGGTCACAGTGCAGAGCAAGCCGCTTCACACCTGACCATCCAATTTTCATTGAGACGGACGGCATTTTTGTAGAAGTTCGCTCCTACATAGCCGTACTGTCCCATAGGATTCGCGTGCGTGATCTGCTTTGCAGGCAAGTAGATCGGCTGGATCGCGCCCATGCCCTTCAGAGCGACCTGGCCCCAGGCTTCCTGAGCCACCACCATGATGGGGTAGAC